TCATTGCTGTAAGTGACACTGGGAAGGGTGAATCACTATATACATTCAGATCAAAGTTCTCATTCTTCTGATGTATAGGTACGTTAACTACTGATTGATCAGCTAGTGGTACGTCATTAGCTAAGTAGAAGTTTGCTTCTGCTACTGCATGTACGTCTGTATAATCTGTAGTTCCTTTTCGTTTTAGTTTGAATCCTAATACACCTGACAAACCAGTTGAGAACTTATATCTGGCTATGGTTAATGAAGATGTATAGTCCGCTTGTTTACCTTCTGGATCTAGTCTGTAGTATGTCTTAGGTAGTGAGACATCCATCGTATATTTAAAACCTACGATAACTAATGCAGCAACAGCTGTAGCACTTAGATCCTTATATGGAACCTTAAAGTATGTACCAGTACCATCTGTAGCTACAGTAGGAGTAGTTGTAAAACCTGACTCAACATATGTAGGGTTAGATAAACTGGCAGCTGTACTAGCAATAACCATGACAGGCGTCAAACCTGTTACGTTATTGAATGGTATATAACATTTAGAAAATGGATTAGTAGGATCAGATGTGTCATAAGCAACGGAACTAGCTGTTGCGTATAAGTCAACACTAGGATTCATCTTCTCTCCAAGAGAGTTAACAAGAATTGTTTCCTCTGGAGTTTGATTCATGCTTGCACTTAAAAGTGTATATTGACCACCTTGCATAGTGACCGCATACATAACATCTGAATCAACAGCTACTGTTTGAACAGTTCCTGGTAAAGACCATCTAAACCAAGACTGCATAGTCTCTTGTCTACCGTCGTTGTATGTTCTATAGAAATATATGTCCTGTTTAGTAGGACCATACATTGCAATGAACGAGTTCTGAGGACTAGCTAGTAGATTAGTAACAGTATCAGGAACCCACTCAGAGACGACTCTACCGATGTCTACAACGCTTGGATTCATCTCTTGACCTGATGTAGTCATCTGATAAATTCGCGTGTAACTGGGGGTCTTACTGACGAAGATTATATTGGTTCCATTATCTACAGGATCTATATTTATATCCATCTCAAAGTTTGAGATACCACGAATAATTGTGGTTGTAGGTGTGAAGATACCGTTAGGTGCAAACATCAAGAACTGTTGGTTCTTACTGAATAAGATCAAACCCTGAGCTGTAGGTAATACACCTGTAAGTAGGGTTGGTCTGATGCTTGAAGTACTTAAGTCAACTGGATCACTAGCTACCTGAGTTAGGGCTGATACATGGTAGAAGTTATAAAACTCATTAGCCTGACTCATAGATACATTGTCATCTGTTAAGAATCCAAGGCGGCTACTGTGGAAGAAAGTCTGCTGAATTTTTTTGCCAACAAAACTAGGGTGTGAGTTGGTTGTGTCATCACCTACTAATCTCTCAGTCCAACTGATTGGTTTAAAGACAAAGGTGTTAGTGGCTGTATTGACTAGCTCATGAGGCATAGTTGAGGCTGTTAAACCTACTGATACATCTGGAGCTACATACTCTTGCCAATAGCCAGCACCTGATGCGCTGTTATCTGCTATGAATCTTGAATAGTATGTATCCTCTGCTGAGTTAGCCGTGTTAATTATCTTTACTATTCTGTGATGTACTGACTTATCAGGTAGAGCTGCTACGTTAGCAACTTGATTCTGGAAAGTAACAAGCTGATCATTACCTGCACCACCTTTACCAGTCAAGGTAAAAGCACTGGTACGACTGAGTTCTAATGAGGTATCTAGTTTAGTTACCGTTAGGTTTGAGATACTTGCAGCATCTATTGCTGATTTAAGTCCAGTTAAAATCTCATCAGCTGTAGCTGTGCTATCACTTGTATAAGAATAAGTAGTACCACTAATTGTAACTGAGTAGACCTGAGAATCACCAACTGATTTAAGTAATACAGTACCTACTTTATTAGCTACAAAGGAAGGAGCACTTTGAGTAGTAACTGTCTTCAGCTTGTTAGTGACAATCGTAGTATCTTGTACCGTAAGAATGTCGTAATCATTAGCAGTAGTAGATGTTAAGTAAGATGTATTACTTGAGCTGTTATAAGTAACTGTTGCTGCTACACCAGTGGTTACATTCCATATGTATATGGCTGTACCTTTAATACATCCAACATACTTTTCATCTCCATCTCTGTGGATGTAAAACCACTTTGCATCTGAGTAGATGTTCTCATTACCTAGACCTTTGATAAATTTAAACCCAGGTCTTTTAGTTAGACCAAACGTAGGGTCTGGATATGCATTAATACAATCAACTAATTGTCCAGGGAACTTCTTATTATCAGGTTGTTTAGATACACCACCTATATAGTTTGGAATTGTTTGTGATACATTTGGCATTATCTTTCTAAAGCTATGTAAGGTTTATAACTGTTGTAGTAGTTACCATCTTTAGGTTGACCAAAGAATGTGTAATCTCCCTGATTGCATTCATACTCCAAAGCCATAGCTCTACAGTACGCTTCCTTCTGCATACACATTTGATATAACTGACCATCACCTACTATTCGTGAGACAGTAAAACATGAAGCTCTAGCTGTTATGTAATCTTGTATTGGACGTGGTAGATCTACCCAGTCAAATAACCAGACAACATCACATTTAAGTTCTTCTGTAAATGTGTATGTATGTTCTTGTTTATCATATAATTTTCCTTTCCTTCTTATTACATCCATTTCTTCATGACCTGTACCGTCAGAGATATCTATCTGTAAAACGTTATTAGGTATTAAGATTTCATTGTTACTATCTGGTGTGAATGGATAGTCTTGTTCTTTGTTGAATGTCCATCCTTCAGATTGTATCTCTCGTGATACTTGAAGTAAAGTATCGTAAGCAATCGCAACGTCTGGGTTGGTTTGGTCGAGAGTAGTAACTGGAGCCTGACCAACTGACGCCAGTATTTGATTTATAGCAGGTAATTCTTCTGTAGCGTTAGTGGTAGGGATAGCCATAATTAAGATATATAAATAAAAAAAGGGAGCCATAAAGACTCCCTAAATAATTAGAATGCAGAAGGAGCTGAAGCACCTACATACAATTCAACAGCAGCGGAAGGATTAACATAATCTGCCCCACATGCTAAGCGACCCAAAATCACGTCGCCCTGGTAAATGACACTAACATCCCCCTTCGTAACTTGTACGGAAGGACCGATAGCTTCTACCATACCAGCAGCTTCTTTCTGGAAGATAAGTCCACAAGACTTAGCTCCTAGTTCAGTGTTGGTACCGTAGTCATTCTTGATTCCTGTCTGTGCACCAGAAGCATCTTCTGGAGTTACACTTACAAATGAACCTGTGTTTGTTGGTGCTGTTACACCTGTAGTACCACCATAAGCAGTACCATATTTGCCAAGGAATGGAATGTTCATTGACTTGTAGATCTTGATACCAGCGATCTCTACAATTCCATTACCCTTCTGACGGGATGTACCTTGTGAGTCTCTGTTAACTAGACCGTTGTCACCCGTTTGTTGGATGAGTTCGTAGTATTGACGTGCATTTAATACAGCTACTCTACCATCAGTTGAAACTCCTTTTTCATCAAGAGCTGCAGCTGCATCGTAGAATGCATTGATCAAATTATTAGCAACGTAAGCATCAGAATCGTTAGTAGTTGCACCAACACGAATCTGTGTACCACCTGGTTCTACAAAGTTAGTCTTAGTGATAGGTGATGCTTGTCTTGCTCCACGTGTGATAGCACGGAATGCAAGTCTGTCATACTTCTCAGCTAATGCGTAACCGATCTTACGAGATATCTCAGACCTCAAATCGTAGTGTGCAAGTGTCTCATCTAATTCATACAAAAATGCTGAACTGATTAGTAGCTCGTCTACTGTGATGGTCTTCTCGGCTACTGGTGGTGCGCCGTCAGAGTTACCTAGTATGCTGTTACCTGGTGTATGGTACTCAGCTTTTGTGCGACCTGTGTAGATGAACTGTAATGACTTACCGTTCTTCAAGGTACGCTTCATGATTAGATCCCTAGCAATTGCATTATGCTGGAATCCTTTGAACATCTCACCACTAAAAAGTTTAAGGTAGAGTGCTCTTCTATCCCCTGTGCTTTGGGCAGCACCTGGCATAGTTACCGACGCCTGATGGTCGGTTGACTGTTGAGCCATTTATCTATATTTTAAAATGTTTGAAGGTATAAATCATCATCGCGCGCAAATTAAATTCGAAGTTTTGTGGTCTTTCCCACCGTCTAGACGGCTAATGGGTATCTCCGTAGAGGCCAAAAGCCAAATTACAGAGAGGTCCGACACTGAGGTGCCTCTCTGCTATGAAAGTTTACATGAAGTACTTCCACGTGGATGAAGAAGGCTAATGCCATAAAGACTATTAGCCATGGTTCATTGATTTTCAAAGAGTTGATAGAGCTTCTTCGATAGAGATTTCCTCATCGAAGTTTTCTTTCTTTTCCTCTTTGATTTCTGGTTCGGGAGTCAGTGATGTAACTGACGCCCTAGCCTTATCGCTCTGTTGTGACATTAGAACTTAAACTTAGCTCCTAGCTTTGTGCCATAGTTGCGATCCTCATCACCATTAGTGATTGTAGATACTTCACCATATACACCAAGGCTTTGAGATACATTAAAAGTAGCTCCAAGCTTTCCAGATAGTTCAGTCTCTGTACCGTCAGT